GTAAAGCTTTATAACTTAACTGATAAAGATTACGAGGTTAAGGTTGGTGATAGAATTGCACAGTTTGTTGTATATAGTAACCACCCTGTTAATGTAACAGAAGGAACAGTCGTACAATCAGATAGAGGTGATAAGGGATTTGGATCCTCCGGTAAATAAAGAGATATGGCAACAACGAGAAAAACGAAGGTAACAGAGCGTAAGGTAGGTAAGACTAAGATTAGAAAGACTGTTACAGTGTCTGTAAGTAAACCTGATAAGAAGCGTAAAAAACGAAAATGATTGAATTTGATAAAATATGGTGTGAAAAATATAGGCCGACGAAGCTTGCTAATCTTATCTTAGATGAGCAGTCTCTTGGTATTGTTAGTCAGTTTAAGGATGAGATTCCTAACCTATTATTCACTGGTAATCCAGGTACTGGTAAGACGACTTTAGCTAGGATTATAGTTAATGATATCTTAGGCTGTAACTACCTATACATTAATGCATCGGATGAATCAGGTGTTGATACTATTAGACATAATATCACTAACTTTGCTCAGACCAAGTCATTCGACGGGGGTATTAAAGTAGTAATACTAGATGAGGCTGACGGTCTAACGCCTCAGGCACAGGGAGCATTGCGTAACACTATGGAGACGTACGCTAAGTACTGTCGCTTTATTCTTACTGCTAACTATAAGCATAAGATCATTCCAGCTCTGCAATCTAGGTGTCAATCACTTGATCTTAAACCTGTAATTGATCAGGCTGTTAAGAGGTGTTATACTATTCTACAAGAAGAAAATGTAACTATCTCTGACGAGCAAAAGAAGGCGTTTGTTATGCTTGTTAAGAGGTACTTCCCTGACTTACGCAAGACTATTAACGAGCTTCAGAAGAGTGTAATAGGCGGTGAACTATGTATCAATAATACACAGTCAGATGAAGCATTACTTAAGACTATCCTCGAGAAGGTAACAACAAAGAATACACTAGAGTTAAGAAAGCATTTAATTGAAAATGAAGATAGGTTTCAAGGTGACTATGATACTTTAATGGCAAACTTCCTCGATTATCTCTATGAGCAACCGATAAATGGTATTAAAAAGAAAGAGATGATCGCTGTAATAGCAGATCATCTCTATAAGTCTAACTTCGTTTTAGATCGCGAAATTAACTGTTTTGCTTGTTGGATTAATCTCGAGAAGATTAATTAGCCTTTCAAACCATTCAGGTAATCCTTAGTATAGGAATTAACTTCCATCGATGGTGTAGCAGCTGTTGATGGAATTTCTGTGTTTTGTGTAGGAAGCTTGGCTTGTGTTTGACTAAGCTCACCATTACCAGTATCTGACTTATTAGAGAGGTTCTCTTCATCCTCAGTTACCTCTTCAGGCTTAATATTAACTTTATCCTTACGATACAGACTATCTGGTATCGGATCGAGTCCTGGGTAGGCAGACTCACCTGGTTGACCTAAGCAACAAGGAATAGAGCATCGATGTGTAACTCTACCACCTGTATTATCAAGTGCAATATTAAGTACTGGTAATAGAGATCCACCATCTGCGTTTGCAGGGTATCTCTGTGGTGACTCATCCTTAATACCTACAACACGAATCAATAAACCCGACTCAATCATCTCGTCAAGCATATCTTTAACGTTTTGACCTAAAGATTTATACTCATCATGACTCTTAAAATTATCATCAAACTCAAAAATGTCACCTACTAAAAAACCACCTCGTTCAAACCTCTTCATATAGGATTCAAGTAGTGGAATAAATTTCTTTTGTTTAGCCATAACATTATTTATGGGGCGCAGTTTATAAATACAGCTAAAGTTATGAATAATATCGTGTTATAACATGTAGTATAACATTAAGTGATTAGACTTTTTCAAAAAATACGAACATCCACCCTGTTTAAAGCGAGGTTGCTTGATTAAATAAACTTGTGATTAAGTTAGATATACTAAAGCAGCCCGATTCTGAAGAGCGTGCTCTAGAAAAGGGGTATCTTTATAAGGACTTAAAAATGGACTTAGAATTCTCACGCTACATACGTGAGGAGTTATATGCAGAATCAGAGCCTAGAGATCTTAACGAGTTATTAAATGAGCAGGCAGTATTTAACTCAGTAAAAAATATACTTTCAACTTCTCCCGGTCAAAAGCTGCTTAATCCCACGTTTGGGTTAGACCTACGTGATTACCTATTTGAGCCTATATCTTCTCGAGTAGCATTTTTTATTGCGCAAGATATATACTTTAATCTAGGTAGGCAAGAACCACGTATAACTGTTAATGGTATTGAGATCACCACCGATGAAGATAATAATGAATACAATGTTGATATTTACTTTTCTGTTCCAACCTTGGATGTTTACGGGCTAAACCTAAAAGGTTCATTAAATAAAGATGGATACGTACTAATATGAGTTTACAAAATTATACAGACTTTAAATTACCGAAGGACGCTTATTTAAGCTTCGATGCAAATTCTTTAAAAGAATTAATTATCGAGAGGTTAAATGAGAACGAAGTTTTCACAGATCAAAACTTTGAAGGTTCAAACTTTAACGCGTTTATCGATGTTGTATCGTATATGTATCATGTTTTGTTGTTTTATCTAAACACTACATCTAATGAAGGTACATTTACCACAGCTACAATTTACGAAAATATTAATAAAATTGTATCTAACCTAGGCTACAAGCCTCTTGGAGATCAGACAAGTATTCTTAATATCAGTCTAGAAGCTACTGGTCTAAACTCAGGTGTTTATACTATTCCAAAGTTTTCTCTTCTTAATGTCGGTAGTATAACATACCACACCTTACAAGATATTCTATTTGAAAAGACAAATGGAGCAGCTCGTGAAACCTTAGAGATTAGTAACGATATTTTATATCAAGGCTCCATAAAAGAAGCCACCTTTACAGCATCTGGTGAAGAATACGAAACATTTACTTTAATTGATGCTTATACATCTCCACAAATAAAGACTAAAGTTACCGACGCAGCAAATAATTTTATTGCAGATAACTCTTTTGTACTTTATGTGCGAGATAGTGTAACTGGTGAATGGTCACTATGGGAAGAAACAACCTCTCTATTTACTTCTGAGCCGTTTAATTCGTGTTATGAAAAGCGTTTTAACCATGATGGTAATTATGAGTTTAAATTCGGTGATGGTAACAATGGCCGCTCTCTTAAAGCTGGAGATACTGCAGTAATCTTTTATCTTGTCTCTGATGGTGAGGCAGGTATTATTGGTAAGACAGCTATTAACGGTAAGAACTTTAATTTATATTCTTCAACGCTATTTGATCAAATAAAGAGTCAACTATATACTAATATAGACGAATCTTCTCTTATCGTACCGGCGGATCTACCATTAATTAGTACTTCTAATCAATATGCTTCAACACCAATAAGGTCAGCTGAGACGGTTGATGAGATAAAGAAGAACGCGCCTAAGATGTTTTCTGCTCAGGACAGGTTAGTAAGTAAACAGGATTACGAAAATCTTATTAATAGAGAGTTTAATAATGTAACAAGACCTGTAAAGGTACTATCAAATGATGAGTATACATCACAAGTCTTGTTTTACTATAATAAGATCGGACTATCACAAGGTATAGATGATTCTAGAACCTTGTTAGCACAAGTTAATTTTTCTACATCAACTAACTTTAATAATATATATGTATATACTGTTCGGACAAACGAGATGGTTATTGATGAGAGACTACCAAACTATCTAAACGAAGGGCAAAAGCGTTTAATTATCGATTATTGCAATGATAAAAAAGACATCACACATAATGTCGTCATATCAGATCCTATTTTTAAAGCTTTTAGCTTCGGTGTAGGTGAGATTACCGATACAAATACCATAGATGATATAGTGAGAAACACCTTTTTACGTATTGATGTGGATAGAAATGTGGCAATAAGTGATGCCGGTGTACGCTCCAAGATAGCAGCTATATTTAAAGCAGCATTTATAAATTTAAATCTAGGTGATCTAGTAGATATTGCACAAATAACACGTGATATTCTTAATATTGATGGCGTGGAGGGTATTGAGACTGTTAATGGTAATAATGTTACACCTAACCTTAGTTTCGTTATATGGAATCCGGATTATAGGACACAAGATAGTGTAATACTCACCAGAGATTATAAGCTTCAAAACTTCGAGTATGGATACTACTACGGTATATCTGATATACCTACAAATATTGATATACGGAGAATTTAATTATGGATCAAGATGATTTGACAGGTAATACAGAGACCGAGTTTTTCTTTTATTACACAGTATTAGATGCAACAGGTAATGAGACGCTTTCTAGTTATACACTCGATGCAACACCTTTAACTTTTATACCAGAAAAAAGTGAAGAATGGCCGGGTGAATATTCTAATAAGCGCATTGTTTGGGATTTCGGTGATGGTACACGTACCGAGACTGTTACTGGTAGTCATGTTTATAAAACACCGGGTAAATATAGAATTCGTAGTTATGTATATAATAACAGCGGTGTAAGCTTTCGCAACTCTAGATCTGTTCTCGTAGAAATTAAAGATATAATAGAGGATAGAGTTCTTATCGATATAGATAGATCGCAATGTGGTATTGAGCACCTTACGAGTGAAATCACAAACCCTATTAACGTAACTCAGTTTAACTCAAGTAGATCGTTTAATGCGGGTGGTCACTTACCACCTGTAGTTACATATATTGAACCTAAGAGCTTTACGACAGATTACGGTTATTTTTCTACTAATTTAAATACAGCTACTTACGGACATCTTATACCAACTTATAAATTTGTGCAGGATATAGGTGGCGTAGAAACAATACCAATTAGTTCTATTCAAGTCACAGAATATGACAGTATATATGCGTATATATCCGGAGGACAGGTTCTAACAACAACGAGTCAAAAAGAAGGGTCAGAGTTTGCTGGTGTATCGAGCAGTAATAACGTCTATTTTGTTAGCGATATACCAGGCTTATATAACTTACTGTTTGGCTTTGAGCAAGGATCTATATTTAAACATATTAATACCACTACCTACGGTACATCAGCAAAGATTTGTGATAACCTTGCTTACGATTATTTGGGTATAACATCTAATGGTATTGATGGCGAAAATATACCTATTGACACCTTTAATATAAACGATGTAAAGTTTTCTTGTACAAAGATACCATTTGTAGTTCAAATAAAGGACAACGAAGGATACTCACAGAGATCACTACCTCTCTTAGAGCTCGACCCTCTATTAGGTTATTGTATACAAACAGAGTCACTAACATCTACGATTATTGGTGAGAGTTTTGATTATCATCTTAATACAGAAGATAGCGCGCATATTCCAATTAAGTTACGCTTAACAGATAAGTATAACACTACTTACCCAGCCCTTTTTACTACAAACTTTAACGACCTTTCTTCTATTCTTGTACCAGGTTACTTTCCCGGTTATGCAGGTGGATTTTTTAAAGGTCATTTTATTATTGATTCAGAAGATAAAATAATGGAGGATGTGTGGATAGAGGCTACAACTACATACGACAACTTCCCACTTTCCGGAGCGAGTAATAAGTTTAGTATATACCCGAAAGATCATTATATTGTCGCAAAGCAGGGTGAAGATATAAACTTTGAAGAGGTGTTTCAAGATGTTACTACACAGCCATTGTTTGATGATACTAAAATTCTTATAAATGATTTTCTTACTAGTATATTTGGCAATATTGAATCAGCTCAAACCTCTATTGGTAAAAGCACATACGAAAAAATACAAAATTTTGCGGATAATCACAGTTCTATCGATTACTCTAATATTGATCAGCTAGCAGCAATCCTCGAGTCGTATAACTTACCTAAGATTAACAAATATACAACACCTCCTAACGTTAAAAGGTTGCTTGATATTTTATCAATTAGTATGGCGCGCCTCTTCGGTGATAAAAATCAAAATACAGAAGATTATTCTCCTTATGGTTATATTGATAATGCTTGCTATGGTACAGATAGATGCGCAGAAATACCTGACGATGGTGTAGTTTTTGCAGGGCATGATATTGTTGCTTTTGAAAAGTTTAGTGGTAAGTGGGTGACTCTAAATACGATGCTTCCTTTATGTGCAAGTACACCACCTCAATTAAAATCGTGGTATCTTGACCCTGTAGAAGGTATAGACTATGAAAGTTGTTTTAAGTTTGCAAAATGTAACCCGATTTTAACTGAAACATCAATATCTGCAATTGAATTAGAGGGCGAATACTTTAACTTATGCCTTGAAGGTGATTATAATGTGGATGGAGTATTTTCTTCTTATACAAAATATTATCAATTAAGTGATTATAACGATTCATGGGGCTGGCCACTTATTCTAGATAGGGATGGTACATTGTTTGATGTATATAAGTTTTATTATAAAACTTCAAAAGAAAACACTAAGCTTGAAGCCTCAGTTATCAATTTTGAAGATAAAAATAACACTATAGAGCAGGATTATACATACGAAGAGTGGTCAAGACCTAACGGTATAATGTCAAATATTTTTGCAAATTCATTATACAGTGGTTTAGGTTTATTTACATGTGAGGAAAGTGGTCCAATTTTCTTATACCTTAGACCAGATGGTGTAAGCTGGTATATAAGATACTATGATCCAAATCCACCTTGTTATATTGAAGTTAACCCACCTGCAGATAATTCAATCTACGTAAGGCCGTTCAACTAAAAGTGTATAAATATTAAATATGGCAGATAGACTTCCAACACCGGTCCCGCTACGTAAGAACTTTTTTTGTTCTAAAATCACTGCGATGCCAGAGATTGAGGTTATAAAGAATGAAGTAACGACAGGACCGTATACAGAGGGTGATACAATTACTTATGAAGTTAGTGTTATCAATACCGGTGAGCGTAGCTTATCAGGCTCCGTTTTGGTTGACTCATTATCACCTTTAAATGTTAAGCGAGATCCACTGGGGTTATTTGAAGGAGGTGTTTGCATTACCCCAGGATGGGTAACGAGAGTAGTTTATGATTATACAGTTACTATAGAAGATTTACAGGGACCATACATTACAAACATAGCATGCTTATCATCAGACATGCTCGGGTCGCTTGTTTTACAAAGAGAAGATGAAGAGACTCCGGTTACTACCGAAGCTTTATCGAGTATTAATTTATACCAAACACCTAATGTTGCGTGTGATGGTACACGTTCTGTACTACTGCAACCGGCTATTGCAGATATTAATAAAACAGTTATATCAACCGGACCATATACAGCAGGTGATTCAATCACTTACAGAATAGATGTTCATAATATAGGCGGAAGTAATTTAGAGTTTGTTAGAGTTTTAGATACACAACAAACTTCTATTAATATAGTAAGCGATATATATAACCTATTTGGTGGTAATGTAACAATTCCACCTGACAGTGTCTTTTCTACCACATATGATTACGTAGTTACGACAAAAGATATGGAGGATGGTGTAGTGTTTAACTCTGCGTCAGCAATTTCTAATGTCGAGCTAGTGACTGATTCGGTTGGCAATATAAATATAACAAAGCCATCTTTACAAGTTAATAAGACCGTAACATCGCAGGGCCCTTACACGTTTAGTAATATTATATCCTTTAATGTAGAAGTTAGTAATACGAGTGATGTTAACTTAACTAATGTAAAGCTTACAGATACTCTACAGTCGAGCATCTTTAATATAGAAGATGTATATGATCTCTTAATTGGTGGTGTTACAATACCACCAAATGAAACGTATTCAATATCATATGATTATAGAGTGACAGCGAACGATGTATTAGTAGGATCACTATCAAACGCCGCTGTAGTTGATTCAAGCGCTCCAACAGTTACAGCCACAGTAGATGATATACAAATATATACTGCTGATATATTAATTAATAAAGAAATTGAGGCACCTGGCCCATATACAATTGATGATACAATAACGTATCTTATTAGTGTAATAAATCCGAATGCTATTGAGATATACGACGTTACATTAACTGACACCTTACAGCAGGACATATCTATTTTAAGTGATCCATATAACCTCTTTACTGGTAATACGACTATACCTGCAAATACAACAGCAGTAGTGAAGTATAATTACACTGTAACGCAAGATGACCTTAGCACAGGAACAGTATCAAACTCTGCCTTTGTTGTATCTCTTAATAGTGATGC